AGCAGTCCTTGCAAACAGCAATCACAGCACCCTCCACACCCTCACGCCACCTTCCACCCGCTTGGCAGTGTACTTGGTGTTATAGGCTTTAGCTGCTTTCCTGTTCTTATTGCATACATAGATAAGTAAGTTATTCCTATCTTCATTAACTAGGAAGCTATCACCCACTTGCATCTGGGTGTACGGGTACACACCACCTTTAGCCTTAGTCCTCGGCTCCGGTATTGCAATACCTTTTTCCACTTCAATTACGTTATCCATAAGAACCTCCGTTAAAGAGTTGGCACGATAACACAAAACACAAATTTTCTTTGGGGGGGGTGGCGTATGGTGGCTCCGCACACAGGCCCTCCAAGTACCAGCGATGGGCGCAGGGTAGGCGAGCGCAGCCGGATGCCAGCCCAGCCCATGCCCAAGCCCGAACCGATGCCATGCCGAGCATTGATGCCATGCCATGACGGATGCGGTACAGCCCATGCCGTCCCGATATTAATTCCCTGTGAGCGAACAGGGATAATCCTATCGTCCCCTATCCGATTCTCCCTGGTAGCATATGAATACATAGAATCACACTATATCTATATACATATATATGATTGAATACTATGTATGCCTTTAGGTTAGTGAGTGCTTACATACATTCATTCCATGTCGATCATGGCATAAGATAATCTGATTGCATCATAAAAACATTCCATGAAACTTTCTATTGACTAATGCGTTCTAACCTATACAATGCATAGCAGCAGCATTGATATATAACCATATATAGGGGAACACCATGACAATCTTTATGACATTCGTTACTATCTTTTTTCTTTTCCTTTCCTGCCTGGCACTGCGCCAGTCGAACTATCCCATCGCAGCAGCATCCTTCCTGGAAAGCATTGCGCTAGGCTTAATCGTTTTCTGTTTCATGCTGTAACCATCTATAACTATCTATTGGGGATATCATGCAAGACATATATAAGGCTGTAACGGATAGCATCATCACTGAGCTGGAAAAAGGCGCAACGCCATGGGTAAAACCCTGGAAAGCCGATTCCAGCGCTGATAAGAATTTTGTCTCGCAAAAGCCTTACCAGGGAATCAATCGCCTGCTGCTAGGTATGAGTAGCATGGCGCAGGGTTACAGTAACCCGGCCTGGGCAACATACAAGCAATGGTCAGAGTCAGGGGCGCAAGTTAAGGCCGGCGAAAAGGCTACGCATATCGTTTTCTTTAAGCCGATGAAAGGCCAGGACAAGGCCACTGGCGAGGAAAAGGCATATTGCGTTATCCGGGGTTACGCTGTTTTCAATGCCCAGCAAACCGATATGGATATCATCCCCAGCGAAAAGCCAGCCGGGGAATTTAACCCTATGCCGGCCTGCGAGGATCGAATCATCAAGACTGGCGCAACCATTGGGCATGGCGGAGATGCAGCCTTTTATATGCCAAGCCAGGATCGTATCCAGCTGCCCAATAAAACGGCTTTTCAGGGCGAGGCCAATTATTACGCCACGGCCTTTCACGAACTGGCGCATTGGACTGGCGCGAAGCATAGGTTAGACCGTGACCTAGACAAAGGCCGTTTCGGCAACCCGGCCTATGCGTTCGAGGAATTGGTTGCGGAAATGTCAGCGGCCTTTCTCTGCGCCGATTATCGCATCCAGGGCGAGTTACGCCATGCCGGATATATCCAGCACTGGCTAAAGGCCTGCCGGGATGATTCTAAGGCCATATTCAAGGCCGCCGCCCTGGCGCAAAAGGCGGTAGACTATATTCAAGGGCTGGATGCTACTGCGGAAAGTATAGCGGCCTAGTGCCACTTGCAAGGGTGTTAACACTATGTTAGCATCCTTGCTGATTGGCATTATCTGCTAGTCAATTTATCATCCATTTATAGGGGTTTACTTATGAGAATCACAATAGACCGTAACGCATTGAAGGCCGTTTCACGCTTCGCGGCCATAAAGGACATTCGCTACTATCTGCAAGGCGTGTTGATCGAATCTACGCCATTGCAGACGCGCCTGGCAGCTACTTGCGGGCATTCTCTCGCGGTACACCGTGCCGATGCCAAGGGCGACAATGAAGGATCATGGACGGGCATTCTGCCCCTTGATGCCGTGAACACCCTGTTAAAAATGAAACCCTCGCATAAGACCTTGAAGGATGCGCCTATCACGGTCACGGTATCGGATGAGGGCGAGATTCGCTGCGATTGGGTAGGCCAGTCGATCATCACCCGCGCCGTTGACGGGAAATTTCCTGACTATCGGCGCGTCATTCCAGAAGCGCTGGACGGTCAACCCTGCTGGATCAACCCTGACTATCTTTCTCGCATAGTTGACGCTTCGAAGGATATCGGCGCAGGCTTTACTTTCGGTTTCAACGGCACTGGATCGAACCTGGCGCATATCGGGCAGGATATGGTTGCAGTCGTTATGCCCATGCGCCTTGAATTGACCACGGACGCAACCCGCGCGGCATGGGCAAAGGATGCACTGCCAGTGCCGGCAGAGGATGCCCCTGAAGCCGTCCAGGATGCCCCTGAAGCCGTCGAAACGGTCTAGCAGTGCTCTCTCCCTGCGCCTAGCATCCTGGACGCATGGGGGGCGATTCTGCCCGATATATCATTATCTATTTATAGGGGATTACCATGTTTACAGTGGCTTACCATAGCAGGACTGACAAAGCCGGCTGGCAGGAGATATGCCGGCATCCTATCGACTCGCCAGAGTGGACTGCCCAGGATCGAGCATTCATTTCTGAGATGGTCAAACAAGGCCAGATGGTCTTAACCTGCGGCTGGTCAATGTGGAACATTGTAAAGGGGGACGCATGAAACCAGTAGAATTTCCACTATATGGCAGCTTTGATGCTGCCCGATCCCATGGATGCTTTGTGTGCCTCGCGCCCCTGCCGGATGCGCCTATCCGAGATTTTAATTTTCCACCAGGCCGCGGGCAGTGGGCTATGCACTGCAAACAGTGCGGATGCTGGACATTTTTTGATGTTCGGGAGGCCGCATGAGTCCCTGGCGCAGACACGCGAGCGACCTGCTGGGCTGGGTTGCCATATATGCCCTGGCTGCGCTGCTGGGGCTGGGCTGCTGGCTGGCGGTAGTCCTTTTATTTGTGCTAGGGGGTTGACAGTCCCCATGCTTTGTGTGTTAGCATCCGTCCGTCTGTGAAAAAGAACAGGCCGCGTGTGGAAACGCGAATGTACATGGCGAACCCCTACGCATGGGTTTCGGTTGTTGAGAGCATCCATGTACGCTCTTTTCCACCGCGACCTGAAACCCAGCCGTAGGGGTTTTTCTTTTGATCGGGTGCGGGGGCATAACCCACCCCTCTGGAAGGTGCATTGACCGACCAGGATAAACAGCAATCGCGCTCCGCAAGAGTGTCCTCGCGCAGTACGGCCTGGAAGCGACCCCAAAGCACCGGGGATAGCTGATAAACGAGAAATGCGCTCTACCGCCTATAGCGGGTGAGGTTTTTTTGTGCCAGCAGTAGTATTTATCTTTTCACTTATAGGAGAAATATCATGCAACAGAAATTTTGCGTCCATTGTGCGTTCTGTCAGATAGACATTAACGACACAAACCTATCCACCTGTCACCGTCATTCCGCGCCCAAGCGTAGCCCCGTAACTGGTGAACCGATCAAGGTCTGGTGTAACACCGAGCGCCAGGGTGATGCTGGCTGCGGCGCTGAAGGCCGTCACTATGTCGAGATGAATACCAAGAAGCCCAGCGAGGCTGCGGAAGCGTTCGACAGGATGTTCCACGGCGATGGTGACTTCGATGTATTCGGGCGCAACCTGAAGCAAGGGAGTTAATCATGGCTGACTTCTCTCCACAAAATAGGAACAGTGCTATCTGGTCTGGCGATGCTAGAAAAATCGCTGCTGGCAGAGCCGCTGATGTTTGGCTAACGAAAACAGGCCAGCAAGAGATCGAAGATATATCAGGAGAGGAACATGTCCAATGGGGACTGAGGCTGCAAGAGCCGATAGCACGGGCAGTAGGAGATCGGTTGAATGTGCGTTTGAAGGAACTGGACATTGAAGGCACTCATGTCAGTCTACCCTGGATGCGCTCGCACTTCGATTTTGTCAGCGAGGACAATCGCACCCTATACGAGATCAAGAATTACAACCTACACGCTAGATCGAAATTCGGTGAGGATGGTTCGCAGGATGTACCGCCGGCAGACATGGCGCAGGTCATCCATGAAGCTGCGGTGTTTGGTGTCCAGGTTGTAAACCTGTGCGTGTTGTTCGGCGGTCAGGAACTGTGCATCTATCCGATCAATGTCGATGATGCCATGAAGCAACTGATGATCGATCAGGAAGCTACGCTGTGGGCGCATATCCAGACCCGGACACCACCGGAGGCCACGCACCCGGATGACCTGCGCCGCCTGTTCCGCAAGGATGATGGCAGCTACAAGGTTGCCAGCCAGGAAGTAGAAGCTGCGTGTCTCAAGCTGAAAGAGATCAAGCGGCATATCAAACACCTGGAGGAGCAGGAGGAGATTATCACCGGGATGGTTCAGAACTACATGGGCGAGACTAGCCTGATTCAGACGGTGGACGGTCACGCCTTGGCAACCTGGAAGAAGGCCAGCGATGGTGAGCGATTCGATACCAAGAGACTGAAGGCAGAGATGCCTGGCCTTTACGATCAATACAAAGTGACGAGCCTGGGAAGCAGGAGGTTTCTTGTCAAATGACTAAAGACGAAGCATTGAAGCTTGCATTGGAAGCGTTGGAAGAACCAAAGGAACACGTTGCTAAACACCGCAGACTTGAA